CAAGTGATACTTTAGGTAATTATTGGGACGTTGGATATTCACCAGTTAATCTGTTAAATTTTGATTTTAATGGCAGTACCAAAATGACTATCAACTCTTTAGGCAACGTAGGTATTAATGTCACTTCTCCTAGTCATAAATTTCATGTATTTAGTGGAAGTGGCGATACAACTGATACAATACATGTTGCTCATACAAGAAACGATCCTGACACTGCTTCTAATGCTGTATTTATTGATGCTAATTACTCAGGCACAAAATCAGCTGCAACAGATACAACTCAAACTGGTTTAAAAGTAGATCTAGATTCATCAGCTAATGGTGATGCTTCTAATGAACATAGAGCTATTGGAATTCATTCAGACACTAGAAATAGTGGTTTTGCTGATATAGTAAGAGCTGTTTATGGCTATGCTGAATCTAATTATATTAGCGCTAAAACTGCTGAAGTTGCTGGGGTATATGGTATAGCAACACATGATGCGAATAGTGCAAGTGGTGGTGTTTCTAATTTGTATGGAACTAGAGGTGTAGCACAAGTACAAGATGATGGTGATGTTGATAATGCTTATGGTTTACATGGTCAAGTTTTTATTGCAAATAATAGAGATGCTAATGTTGATAATGCTACTGCGATATATGGAGAAGTACAAATAGATGAACAAACTGCATTAACTTATAATAATATAATTGGTACTAGAATAGTTATTGACAACAATGAGGGTGCAGTACCTACCATTTCAAATTCATATTTGTTTTATGGAACTTATACTGGAACTAAAAGTGCTAATGCTTGGGGTATCTATGTTCAAGGCGATAAAAATTATTTACAAGGAAACTTAGGAATCGGAACTGATGACCCTGACGAAAAACTTGAAGTATCAGGGAGTGTTAAAATTGGAAATTTAAAAATTCAAAATGCTAATAGTGGTAGGATTGGATTTAATAGAAATACAGCAACTGGTGCAATATATGATTCTAATTCTTCAGCAATTCAAATTAATGGCCCTTCTTCTAGTTTAAATTATTTAAGTATTGAAGCTTATAATAGTAGTGGGAATTTTACCAATCAAATGGTTTATACAGGCAATGGTAGGGTAGGTATAAACTCAACTAACCCAGCTGGTTTATTAACAATAAATGGAACTGGGGATGCTATAAGAGTAGAATCAACAAACACTGGTGTAGGTGGAGCTCAAATGGATTTACTACATTTTACATCATCTCCAGCTGATGGTGATAATTTTGCTATGATAAATATGGGTGGTTATTATACTGGAACAACATCTGTTTATGGTACATCAATTAAAAGTATATGGACAGATGTGTCAGCAAGAGATGCAAAATTGACTTTTTTTACAAATAACTCAGGTACTTTAACAGAGCAAATGGTCATAACTAGTAGTGGTTATGTTGGTATAGGTGGTGATCCATCTCATATTTTACATATAAAACAAGATAGTGCTACTAATCTAGTTAATTTAATAGAACAAGACAATGCTAGTTATCAAGCATACTATGAAGCAAAATCACAAAATTCTGGATATGCTAGATTTGGGATTGGCACTAATGCTAGTGCTGAGGCATTTTTTAATACAAGTGTCTCCTCATATACTTGGAATCACACTGGTGGTGGTTTATTAATGACATTAAATTCTAATGGTCATCTTGGGTTAGGAATAACTAACCTCACATTTGCAAAATTAGCAGTTAATGGTGCTGTATATTCATCTGCTGGTACATTTAATGCTGGAACTGATACAGTAACTGATGCTGCTTTTGTACTTGATGAGGGTGATTATATTTACACAAGAGATGCATCACAATATGCTAGAAAATTAATTGGTAAAAACACAAGTGATATTATACAAATTGGACAAGCTGCTACATCTTTAATAGATGGTATGGTTTTTTATTCTGGTAATAATGCTGATTATAAATGGTATAGAAATACTAGTATAGCAATGCAATTATATGGCAGTGGCTCACAACCTTATGAGATTTTAGATGTTAAAGGTAGAATAAAAGCTGAAACTGATAATGGAAGTGCAGTCAATGTACCTAGAAGTAAATCTATTTCTTATCAGGGTGCATCTGGATATTATGATTTTGATCCAGTTGCTGAATTTGGACAAAGTAAAAGTGGTGGATATGTATTATTAGAGGTTAATGGATGGCAAACAAGATTTAATGCTGGTTATATACACTGGAATAATAATGGTGGAAGTGGTGCAATTGGAACTGGTAGTGTTACATACAGACAAACAGCGTGGAGTGGTTCAGCGAGTGGTGCTGGAGTAACTGTATCATTACCATCAAGCTCAACTAATGTCATAAGAATATCATTCTCAGGATGGCATAGTAATGATCATGGTTGGACAGCTAACATTATAAATAGATGGTAATAAATAAATAAAAAATACTTAAATTTGTAAAAAAATAAATTATGGCTAATACATATAAATGGAAAATATTACAGCTTGATGCAAAAATTAAATTAAATGATTTAGACAATGTAATCTATACAGTACATTGGAGATATTGTGCAGAAGATAATTCTGATCCAGAAAATGTAATTTACAGAGACATAATTGGCACTTTTGGTTTAGTTTATAATCCAGATGTGCCATTTATTGAATATGATAATTTAACTAAAGAAGATGTTGTTGGATGGCTTGAAGCTGGATTGGATGTTGAAAACATGAAAACTAATTTAGATGAGCAAATTGAATTACAAAAAAACCCAGTTGATGAACATCTACAACCTGAATGGGATTAATAATTAAATAAATACATAATGAGCAAACTAGAAGAAAAAGAGTTACAAGAACTTAAAGAAACAATTTCAAAGCCAAATCAAATTCTTATTGAAATAGGTGCAAGAGTAGTTGCATATAATTCAATTGATGATCTTGTTAATTTACACAAAGAATCAATTAAAGAGCAACAAGAAAAAATGAAAGAGATTGAAGATAAGCATGGCAAAGGTTCTTTAAATATTGATACTGGCGAAATCACACCAATAGAAGAATAAAATGCCAGTTATAAATGCCAGTAGCTTTTTACTTTTAAAAGATACAACAGTTATTGGCCATTCAAGAAGTACTAGTTTCAATGTCAATGTAGATTTACCAGATGCAACTAATAAGGAAAGTAATGGTTTCCAAGAGGTTATAGCTGGAGTTAAAAGTGGCACTATTAGCTGTGATTGTTTAACTGATTATTCCGATTCATTAAGTTTTAGCCAATTATCTGAAATGGTTATAACTAAGGAAAAGGCAGTATTTTATTTTAAAGATATTGCTAACAATAAATTTTTACTCAGAGGTGAGGGATTTGTACAATCAGTTGATGAAACTGCCGAGTTTGAGAATGCTACTAGTTTTAATTTAGAAATCAACTTGACTGGAGTGTTTACAATAACAGATCCGAGTCAAGGTTTGACTTGGGATAATGTCTTTGCTAAGTGGGAAGATATAGCAGATAACTGGGAAGATGTATAATTTTTTTATTTGTATATTTGTTAAAGATTAATAATTTAAAAAAAATATAAATGGCTACAACTGGAGTATTTAATGGTACTGACTTAATTTTAAAAATCCATGATGGGACATCAATTTCTGCGGCAACTGCTGTTGGACATTCAACATCTTGTACATTATCACTTTCAAATGATTTACCTGAGGCAACAACTAAAGATTCAAGCGGATTTCAAGAAGTTATCGCTGGTGTTATTAGCGGTGAGCTTAGTTTTGAGGGGTTAGTTGCTTATGATGATGATGCTAATGCTGCTGACATAAGTGATGTTTTAATTAATAGAAGATCAGTTACTTGGAGTTTTGCAACTGCTGATTCTAGTGATCCTATATTTTCTGGATCTGGATTTATCAGCTCTATTGAAATGAGTGCTGAAATGGAATCACCAGCAACTTATAGCGGTTCAATTACAACAACTGGAACTATCTCAAAAACTAACTAAGATTAGTTGATTAAGATATAAAATTAAAAGGGGGTATGGCTTGAGGAAACTATACCCCTATAAATATATAAATATGGCAAACAAAAAAAGAGGTTACTATACCTTAAAAATAGGCGGCAAAATGCGAACTATGCATTTTTCAATGAATTTTTGGTCAAACTTTACTGAGCAAATGGATGTATCTCTTGATAAAATAGGGGATGTATTTAATGGCGGTATATCAATAAAAGCTATAAGATCTTTAATATATTCTGGTTTATTGGCACATGATCAAGAACAAGGCAATGATATTGATTACAATGAGTTTAAAGTTGGAATGTGGCTCGAAGATTTTGATGCTGAAAAATTAAATGATGTTGTTGAATCAATGATGCAATCCAGAATATTAGGCAATGACTTAAATATGGGTGTTGCTAGAAATATAAAAAAAACAACTAAGCCAACTAAAGAGGGAAAGTAAGTAGCCAGCTTGATTGGGATTCTCTTTTAGATTTTTACATTGGTCAGGTTGGCACAAACCCAGATACATTTTGGAAAAACACCTGGAAAGAAAATCATCTACTAGGTGAAGCTCACATGATTAAAACCAACTTACAATGGGAACAAACCAGGTATTTGGCTGCAATGCTATATAATGTAAATTGTGATAAAAAAAGTCAAATGATCACACCTGATAAACTTTTCCCATTGCCTCAAGATATTTATTTAGCTAAAGGCAAACCAAAGTCAACAAAAGAACAATATTTAAAATTTAAAAAACGACTAGACAAACTAGAAGCTAAAAAAAAGAGTGGCTAGATTTTTTGTATTTTTGATAAAAAATATTTCATGGCAAAGTTAAGATTAGATTTACAGCTTACTGGGTTCAAACAAGCGCAAGGCAAATTAAAACAATTTGGCAGTAAAATGAAATCTGTTGGTGCTAGTTTGCAAAGGTTTAGTTTACCATTGGCTATTGCTGGTGGTGCTGCTATAAAAATGGCAGCAGATTTTGATAAATCAATGACCAAAATACAAGCACTAGTTGGAGTTACTGGAAGTGCATTTAATGACTTAGAATTATCTGTTAAAAAGTTTGCTAGGGAAACTGCCATTAGTAGCACCGAAGCGGCTGATGCAATGTTTTATATAACATCAGCTGGTTTAAGAGGTGCTGATGCTATTGACACATTAAATATATCTCTAAAAGCCGCAGCATCTGGTTTAGGTGAAACTGAAACCATAGCAAGATTAAACACAGCCGCTATGGCAGCTTATGGCAAAGAAAATTTATCAACTGCTGCGGCAACTGATGTTTTGGTAGCAGCAGTAAAAGAAGGAAGATTAGATGCATCACAATTAGCAGAATCAATGGAAAGTGTTGTATCTGTATCTGCTGAAATGGGTGTTGAGTTTAGTGAATTAGCAGCGGCATTCGCAGCAGTTTCTAAAACTAATTCAAATGCATCAATAGCAGCAACTGGATTAAGAAGCATTTTAACCACATTATTGAACCCAACAACACAAGCTAGAGATGTTTTAAATAGTTTAGGGTTGAGCGCTGATACTATTAGGCAAAAAATTAAAGATGATGGTTTATTGTCAACATTAAAATTGTTGACTGAAAGATTTGATGGTAATGCTGATGCAACTGCAACTGTATTTGGTAATGTTAGAGCTTTAGTGCCAGTATTATCTTTAACTGGTAAAAGTGCTGCAGAAGTTGATGCTTTGTTTGCTAGAATGAATAAAACACAGGGTGAAACTCAAAAAGCATTTGACAGAACATCAAAAAGAGCAAGTTTTCAATTAAAAAAAGCAATGAATGACGCTAAAGAATCTTTTAAAGATGTTGGAACAGTTTTATTGCAATCTT